AAGAAGCTCTTTATAAATTATTAGAAGAGATGGATATTTGTCCTACAAATATGGTGAATCACGCAAAAACAGCATTAAAGACATGGACTAGAATTAGTACAAAATAAACCAAAACGGGGAGAAAGCCCCACAACCAAGGATAAAAAATGATAAAGCCAAAAGCAAAAACAGAAACAAAAAAGCGTGTAAGCATCGCCATGAAGCCATCAGTTCATGTAAGAGCACAGGCGCACGCAAATAAGCTGAATATGAGCTTCTCCGAGCTTATAGAGACGCTTTTAATAGAGGAGATGAACCAGTGAGCTACCGACAAAAAGAAGTAAACGCCATCAAAGCGCAGGAAGCAAGTATGGAAGTCACGGAGCAGGTTAAGCAGGCGAGAGAGAAAGCTAGGAAGCTACTTTGCAAGACTTGTGAGAATGGAATCTGCACAAACGGGTGCGCAAGATGAGTGACACATTCAATTCAGTTATTGTTGGCAATAAAGTGTTTAGATACAGAAAAGAGCAAATCCTAGCTACTGACCCTCCTTTAGATAGACATGAGCTTAGTGTGAAAGAATTATCTCGCCAACTTGAGGAGGCTAGGGAGGAGCTTTTAAACTATAAAGTGAAGTATAATAATCAATGTGCTGAGATGAATAGGCTTAAACAGTCGAGAAAGGATCAACTTGCCATGATAAGAAAATTAAAGGGCTAGTCGATGAGTAAAAGGGATGAGTTAGTAAAAGCAGTTGATGACGCTTATATGAAGACACTTGAAGCCGATGAAGCTCACGACCAAGCTTTAACAGCATTAGAGCATTATGATAAAAAATTAAAGGAGAAAAACAAATGAAACCAAACCAAGAAATCAGCACAGCTAAGAAACTACTGGCGATATTTTTAGTGCTACTATTGCCAATTGCGTTAACTCTATTTTTATTGTTATGGGGTGGGTGAGATGAAACGAGATAACACAAAGATAATGAGCGATGAGGAAAGAGATAATCTTTTTGAGTGTGATAAGTACGGGAAAGAATGTGACTCGCTTTTTAAGTGGGTAGTCAGAATAATTCTAGTTGCAGGAGTAGCTTTTTTACTAGGGCTTAATTGCGCGACTGTTTTGATGGAGAAGTGATATGAGAGAAATGTTATTTAGAGCGTGGATTATTTCAAAAAATAAGTACGCAGATGATGTAATGATTAGAAGAAATAAGAACAGAGAAATAATATTAGTTTGTTATGACGATGATTATTTTGGTCATATTGACAGGAAGAATGTGGTGATAGAGCAGTTTACAGGAATCGAAGACAAGAACGGGAAAAAGATCTTTGAGGGGGATAGAGTAAAAGCAGGGCTACCTCACGCAATTTACAATGTCATATTTAAGGATGGGTGCTATTATCTTGTTAATTCTGATTGGTGCATTTTAATGAGAGATTGCCCTAGAATTGAAATAATTGGCAACATCCACGATCAAGCAGAGGTGGAGAAGTGAAAAAACAATATATAATATTGTATATTTTAGGGACTATAATGACAGGGTTATTTTTTGCGCTCGTTGCACATGGTACTTCAAACATTATAGCTAATAAAGACAAGGGATTGATTCAGTGTAGCATGAGTTTTTTCTTCATAGTTTCTTTATGCGATATTGTTAAAGAGATATTAAAGGATGGGGAACAATGAAAAAACAAAAGCCAGTTTATAAGGGGGCAGGATGATAACAGTTCCTTGCACATGGTTTGTAGGCGTAAAAAAGAGAAAGAACTATCTAAACCTTAATACTTATCGCAATGCCCATTACATAGCATTAAACCGATCTAAAAAGGATTATAAAGAAGCAATAAAGGAGGAATTAAGAAAGCTAGGTGTATTTAAGAAGATTAAGCCAGTCTATAGGTATTATTTGCCTCGTAAGTGTGATATAGGCAATGTCCATTCAGTTTTAGAGAAGTATTTTATTGATGCTTTTGTTGAGCTAGGGCATATACAGGACGATGATTGTACGCAGGTTATAGGCGCAGATTATGAGTTTGTAGGATATGATAAGGATAATCCAAGGTGTGAGATAGAGATTGAAGAGGTTCAAAATGACCAAACAGCAACTTAAACAGAACGCTCAGATATGGCAGGGTGTGATTATAAAGTTGGATAAGTATAAACAAGTTAAATATTAAATTTGTATAATTAGCAAAAAAAGTAAGATAGATAATTATGAGTTGTATACCAGTATATATAGATAAATTTGAATATGATGCGTGTGTTAACTATTCAAAGAACTCCATAGGCAATCAAAGAGAAGTAAGTTTTGGTGAAAAAGGAGAAAATAGAAGCAATAAAGAAATGTATGAAAATACATTGCAGGGAAAATTGGGTGAAATAGCTTTTAAAAAGTATATAGATATAACTGAGTTTAATAGCAGTAATTTAGACTTTAAAGTCTACCCAAGGGGGCAATGGGATAATGGTGTTGATATGTATCTTAATAATTTAAGTATTGATATAAAATCAGTCAAATATATATCTAAATGGTTTTTACTTGAGGTTAATAAAGTAGATTCAATAAATAGTCAAGTTTTTATTATAACTTCTGTCAGAGATTATAATGGAAGCGGGGTTTATGTTGACTTAAAAGGATTCTGTTCAAAGAAAAATATATTAAGTAAACCTGTATTACGTAAAGGTGAGTTTATACCTAACACTAACTGTGAATTGAAGACAGATAATTATTCCATGTTAATAAGTGATTTATGTAGAGACTGGAATTTACTATTGAAATCAGCTGGATAAGTATAAGAAAGTTAAGTTTAAATAAAACAACATAAAAGGAAATAAGATGAGCGTTGGATTTAGAAAAGGTGAAGGGACAACTAATAGCACGACAAGCGAAACCTGGCAGAACTCAAAGCTATGGAATTGTAAAAAGTGCGGTGGTGAAAAGTTTAGAAACAAATGTGTGAATGAAAAATGCGAGGAAAATAAATGAGAAATTTTTTAATATTAATATCGTTAATAACTTTTTTTGCAGGAGTTGGAACAGTTGGAGACGCTAATTCTGTAATACAGGAAATAGCAGGATTTATAATTTTAATCAATGTCAGTGTTTGTCTTGTTGGAATCGCTATTATTGATAAGATGGACGAAGGTTAATAATTTCAATATTAATTAGTTTTAGTATTAGTTTAAATTATAGTTACAATGGTTTTTGAACGTATATTAGTTTTATCAATACATATTATTGATTTTATCAATATTGACAAAATTTTTAAATTAAGCTAAACTTTTGAACCTAGGGGGAAAGGGGGTGAGGAGGCGAGAGGGCTCAAAGGCTCTAGGATAGAATAGAATTGAATTAAATTAAAATCATACTTATATTAAAGACAATATTAATAAGTAAGGTCTTAGAATATGTCAAATTCAGATTTCGGGAAACTATTTAAAAGGTCAGTTGGCAGACCTGCGAAGTATAGCGACAAAGACGAATTAGAGAAAGAGATAGCAGATTATTTTAGCACTTGTGGATGGGTAAATATTGAAGGTACTGACGAGGTTAAATTTAAACCTCCAACAATATCGGGAATGGCTTTATACTTAGGTTTTGCAACAAGGCAATCAATGTATGAGTACAAAGAAAAGCCCGAATTTACTTACATAATAAAAAAAGCGACCTCATTAATCGAGTCATACCACGAAGAAAGCCTGGCAGGGAAAAACCCCACTGGGCATATATTTGTTTTAAAGAACTTAGGTTGGCTTGATAAGACCGATGTAGATTTAAAAACAAGTGTTGACACAGAGCAACAAAGAAAAGATATAATGCAAATTTTACAAGAAAAGAAGAAAAAGAGAGGCTAATAAATGGCTAGATCAAAACCAAACATGGAGGAGCTTTGGGCTGAGACTGGCGCAAAGATAGACCCTCGAACGCAATATTCAGATGCAGATAAAATAAAAAAAGGGTGGCTTGCTGAGATACCTTTGCATGAATCTGAAAACTGGGAGCAAAATAGGCAAGACGAGTTCTTGGCTCATGTTAATGACTTTGGGATAATTGAATGGGATGCAGTAACGGATTACGCTGATAAAGCTTTAATAAGATCAGCAGTTGATGGCGAGAAATATTTGTCAGTTCAAGCTGTTCCCGCAGGAAATGTTGACCCTGCAAATGATGACGGAACTTACTGGATTTTAATAAACTTTTCTTCATTGTCTCAAAACGGCGTAAAACTTTATGATATTGACATGACAAATGGAGGAGCTAATGATTTAAATAATATTGACATCACTTGGCAAGGTGCGTGGGACGCTTACGACTATGTTGAGGTAATTATAGACGATGCAGAATCATCTAATACTGGACAGGTGGCTTTTGCTTTAAGTTCTGATGGTGGTTCAACTTGGGAGCAGTTCAGCGGGTCGGCAAATGAGTCCGTGTCATGGACTGGAACAACTTTAGGGAGCGGTGAAATATTTAGCGGTGTAATGAGCATGTATTTAAATACTCGACATAAAGTCCCCATGTGCAAAGAATTTAATTGCGAGAGTGCCTCCATTAAAGATGCAAGTACAGCATCTTATCAAGGTGTAGTTTTTAACTATAACGGGACTTCCTTATCTTCTCCTAATGATTCTGATAAGTGGAATGGATGGCTAACACCATCTAACGGACTATCAACATATACATTAAGATTTACACACGAAGTAGGCAATTTCACAAGCGGAACTCTAAAAATCATAGGATACACAAACCCATGAGCACATTAAAAGCAAGAAAAGCTTTATTTAGTCAAAAGCTTATAAATGAGAATGAAAAAGAACAATGGAAATCGGCATTTAAAAGACAGGAAGAGTTAGGCTTTGACACAAACATGATGAGCTTGATTAGTGGTATTTCATCAGCTTGTGCTATTGCTAATGTTGAAGTGCCTACAAAATGCCAAGCCTGTAAGGAAGCTTTGGACTCCATTTGGATTGAAAAGCATCGCAGGTGTGAAGAGAATGATTTGAATTTAGATTATTCAGATTTTGGATCACTTCCTTTTAGTTACTCAGAAGTAAGAGCGGAGTCAGAGGGTTAATAAAATGAAAGAAAAAATGAGTGTCAAAGACTGTTTACAATTGGCCGTATTATGTATCACTTTGTTTGGTGGTGTCTATGCTTATGCAGAGAGCCAAGTTCAAATCAAAGAGAATAAAGAAGATGTCGAAGAAGTGAAAGAGGATGTAAAAGGTATAAAGAAAGAACAACACAATCTTAAAACCCAAGACGCATTAAAAACGCAAGCTTATCAAAGTATGTCAGAGGACATAAAAGAGATAAGGGATATTTTAAAAGAAAACTTCAAGAATAATTAATGCTTTCTCCTGCTGAAATAGTTGAGTGTAGGACGGATCTTTTAACCTTTTCCAAAACTGTTTTCAAAGCTATAAAAGGCGTTGAATTTGTTGAGAATTGGCATCATAGAGAGATCTGTAATGCTCTTGAGGATGTTGTTGCAGGGTACACTAAAAGACTTATCATTAACATTCCGCCCAGGTACTCAAAAACTGAATTAGCAGTAGTTAACTTCATAGCTTGGAATTTAGGAAACTTTCCCGATTCCGAGTTTTTGCATTTAGCTTATGGGTCGAGATTGGCAGAGGGAAACACTTTCAACGCCAAGAAGATTTTAGAGTCAGATATTTACAAAGAGATATTCCCCGACTTTAAACTAAGGAGCGACTCAAACGCAAAGGGGATGTTTTCAACTGTTGAGGGTGGGCAAGTATATGCGGACTCATCAAGTGGTTCTGTGACTGGCAAAGGGTGCGGAAAATTAAATGATGATGGTTTGTTTCATGGTTGCATGATAATTGATGACCCTATAAAACCCGATGAAGCAAGGTCTGATATAGTTAGAGAGGGAGTAAACACAAACTATACTGAGACGCTAATGTCTAGGACGAATAATCACGACACGCCTATTATTGTAATTATGCAGAGGCTTCATGAAAACGATTTAAGTGGGTTTCTTTTAAATGGTGGAAGCGGTGAGATTTGGGATCATTTGTGTATACCTGCTATCAGCGATGATGGAAAGCCATTATGGGAGTTTAAGCACGACATAGAAGCACTTGAGAAAGCTAAAGAAGCTAACCCATACGGATTTGCGGGTCAGATGATGCAAAGACCTGCCCCCATAGGCGGTGGTATATTCAAGGATAAGTACTGGCAATACTACACGGATCTACCGGTAATAAAATCAAAAAGGATTTACGGGGACACGGCACTTAAAACAAAAGAAGCGAACGACTATTCTGTTTTTCAATGTTGGGGCAAGAGTGTAAACGGGCAAATTTATTTAATTGACCAAGTTAGGGGAAAGTGGGAAGCTCCCGAACTTGAGATTCAAGCTAAAGCCTTTTATAACAAGCATAATCAAGGATACTCTCACGTAAATTCTTTTAAGATTGAGGACAAAGCAAGTGGAATAGGATTGATACAATCTTTAAGGCGCAAAGGGTTGCCTATTGTTCCAATTGAGCGCATAACTGACAAAGTTACGAGGGCGCATGATTCAGTTGGACTTTTAGCGAGTGGCAACGTATACTTAAATGAAAAATGGGAAGGTTTAAGCGATTACTTACATGAATTTTCAAGCTTTCCAAATGCTACACACGATGACCAGGTCGATCCAACAATGGACGCAATAGAAGACTTTTTAAGAAATGATATAATTGATTACGGAGAATTAATATAATGAACAAAGTTCAAAAATATGTAGCTAAAATACTTGGTTTTGGCGATGGGTTGACTGACTTTTTAGCTCAAGCAACAAATAGAAGGAACGCCACAAATAGAAATAGGTTTGTTGATTCTCAGATTGATGAAGATGAGTTAAAGGCTTTATACAAAACTGGCACAGCTAGTAAGATTTTTAGATTAAAGACAAGTTCAGCTCTTTCTGATTCTTTACAATTTGAGACTGAAGAAGATGAAGAGTTTTATAATAAGAGACTTGCAAAGGCAGTTAAGAAAGCCTGCATGTTTCAGCTTGGCTTTGGTCGTGGGATAGTTGTAATTCACGAGAAAGGGGCAACACTAGACCAACCCTTAAAAAAGGGGTGGAATAAGGGAAACTTTAAGCTTGATGTTTTTAGCGGTGACATGGTTACTGTTTCAGATGTCAACGCTGATCTATCAAGTGATCGTTATTATAAGCCTAAGTATTATGTTGTCAGAGGTTATAGAATACACTACACAAGAGTGGCTGACTTTACTTATGTTGAGCCAGTTGAAGTTGAAAAGCCTAACTATAGATACGGAGGAATTTCTGAATCTGAATTGATTTATCAGCAGTTAGTTAACGATGGGGTGATAGAGAGATCTAGTGCTTCAATAGTTGAAAAGAACTCAAGCTTGTTTTATAAGGTGGATAACTTTAAAGAATTAATGATGCAGGGTAAAGAGAAGCCCATGCTTGAGTATTACTCAACTACTGAAAATCACAGATCAATGTATGGAGCAACAATAGTTGATAAAAATGACGATGTCATACAAGTTGCACAGGCATTAACTAACCTTAAAGAAGTTGACGAGGTTTCTTTGCGCCGTCTCTCTTTCGTTACTGGAATACCTGTTTCGATACTAGTTGGAGACAATAACAAAGGGCTGAACAATAGCGGTGACAATGACCAAAAGACTTTTAACGACACAATACAATCATATCAAGAATTTTACATAATCGACACGCTCAATGAGTTCTTAGAAAAGTTCGATATGCAACCCGCAAAATTCAAAGAGGAGCAAGCAAGAACGCCTTTGGAGTCCGCTAATTACGAAAAAGTAATTATTGGTAATGCCCTCCAACTTGCTCAGATGGGCGAGGACTTCAACAGTTACCTTGAGGAAAAAGGGATCGTTAAGAAAGATACTATTGACGATTTTTTTAACATAGAGGACTAATGAAAAGAGAAATCACATTACCCGAGGAAAAGGAACTAAAAGCAGTTCCATACCCTAAAGGACTCTCAAGCAAGTTTGAAAAGATGATGCAGGAGATGACGAGGGCAACGGCTCAACAGTATTTTAACGAGACTTATAAGAAGCTTAACAAAGGGACGATAGAAAAGTTTCAAGATGCTCAAGTTGGTAACTGGGCAGTGATTTTTAGTGGCCTTTCAGATAAAGCAAAGCGCAAGATTAAAAAGCGGTTCAATAAAGACAGGATCAAAAAGAAAGTCACAGAGATTTTATTATCCCTAGATAAGTCAAATAAGGAGATCGCTTACAATCAGATTGAAGACGTTGTTGGGATAAGTGCTAAAGAGTTGATAGCTCAAGAGGGGTTAAAGCCTCAAACAAACGCACTGATTCAAGAAAGTATTGAATGGGTAAACAGAAACCTTGATGAAACACTTGCGGATTTCTCCGCTAATTCATTGCGCTTGATGGCTGAGGGGTTGCCGATTTCAGAAGTTGAGAAAGGATTTCTTGAGGTCAGAAAGAAAAGAGTTGAGAGTTCAAAATTCGTTGCTAGAAATCAAATGGCAAATTTCAACGCATTGAATAATAAAATAAGATACCAAAATTTAGGAATCACAGAGGCAACTTGGCAGACAGCAGAAGATGAAAGAGTAAGACCCTGTCACGCAGTCAGAAACGATAAAAAGTTTAAGATTGCGGAGGGTCTGTATAGTTCTTGCGATGGTAAAACATTGCTCCCAGGGATGGATTACAATTGCCGTTGCATCATGCGTCCGATTATCCCCGAGGATTAACGACCACCTATAAAAATTAGGTGGTCAAGTTTTTGTGGAGACTTATACTCATTAAGTTTGTGTATGATATTCCATAAACCTTAATGAAACACTCATCTACTAATTCACACGCAATGCCAACAAATTCATCAGAAAGTGTTTCAGATTTCGTCAATCCTTCCAATTTTTCATAGATCTTTTTAGCTAGAAGATTTTTAAGCCTTTTCTTCCTCTGCCTTTTATTCACCTCAACAAATCTCCGCTTGATTCAAAATCTTATTCTCTACAACGTGGTAAGCCTCGTTAATTTCAAAGATAGCATATTTCCATCCCTTGCTTGAGTTGATGTATCTTATATCCTTTGACCCGTCCGCTTTATTTGCTTGCGGTGGATCGAACCAGTATTTCACTGTTACATATTCTTTCACTTCTAACTCCTTTGTTTTTGTTAGGTACTAAATATAAAAACTGTCAAGTTAGAATTAAACCTTTATTGAAAATAAACATTTGAAGTATTTAGTTTTCGTATTTTATATATATCATTTATACGGAATCTGTTTTATAATCTAATCAATTTTACGAAAGCAAAAGATAACATTGCGAAAATCGCCTTGATTAATTTAATCTATATGCCTATATTTAATTCAATAGATATGTTTATTCATGTATTCAATTCAACGAATATAAAAAAAGGGTGCTCATGGACTTAGGAAAGATCAAGCAAATACTTGATAAAATCTCAATGCCCGAAGAAGAAGAGACGGGAGTTTATAAGGGTGTAGAAGTCACCTTAAATCAACCGTTTGTTTCAGATGACAAAGATAGGCTTTTTGGTGTTTATGCTAAAAATTCAGTTGGTGATGTTGTCTTGGTTCGATTCATGGACAGAGAAAACGCTGATGATATTTATAATAGTGATTATATTTCTAAGACAATTGAGAAATACAAATGCGATATTCAAAAGGACATGAGCACTCCGAGTTTTTGGATGTGTAGAGCAATTACTGATGACGGGTTTTCATTTGCTGACAAAGCACTTGAGCATGACTTTAAGCATCAAGTATTCTTTGACTTTAAAAACAAGACTGTGAAAAGTGTTAGAGATGGTGTGCAAGAATATTTCGGAGCGGAACTAGGGCTTGAGCCTTATGATAGAGTTTTCACGGTTTACAGATCGCCCGAAACAATTACTTCAATTGTATCATGCATGGACAAGCTTCCAATTATTGAAGATCACATTGATCCTAAGATAACTCCCGAACCCGAAAAGGTTGCGGGTCTTATTGACGATACAGAAGTAATTGAATATACAGAAGACTTTAAGGATTCAACTCTATTCCTAAGAAACAAAACAGTAATAAATGAAAAGGGCTTAGACGCACTTTCAAGAGGCAAACGCCAGTTATCATTAGGTTACTTAGGAAAACTAAGAGAACATGAGCAGTACGACTTTGAGCAATACGACCTTAAACCTACTCATTTGGCGATTGTCGATAAAGCTAGGGGCGGTGATATTCTCTCGTTTGAAGATAAACAAAAACAAAAGGAACAAGATATGGAATTTAGTTTCATTGATGAAGACGGCAAATTGTCTCTTCAAAAGGTTGCTGAACTTGTTGGCGGATTACAAGAGGCTATTAAAAACGCCCCACTTGATGAAGTCACAAAGTTACTTCCGCAACTACAAGAACTGATGAACTCCGCAAAAGAAAATAGCGGTATGAAATCAGAAGAAGAATCGCAGATGTCAGAAGAGTCTGAGGAGTCAGTTGATATGGAATCTGAAAGCTCCGAAGAAGTAGAGTCTGAGGACATGGGCAATCATGACGAAATGATTGATGAAGATTCTGACGAAGAAGAAAAAGAAAGTTTCGAGGACTCGCAAGCTTTTGCTGATGCACTAGCAAAGGGAGTCGATGACAAGTTTAAGGCAATCGAGAAAGCTAAAGACTTCCTTGATGAAACTTACAACTTCTCTGACTCATCCACATTCCAAATCAAAAAGGATGCGGTTGAAAAACATCTTGGACGCTCATTTGAGGATTCAAAAGTAGAAGGAGCTTTTGAAGCTCTACAATTAAACAACTCCGAGTATAGAGACTTTGGTGATAGTGCCGAAGATGCTTGGGAAAAAGCTAAAAAAATGGAGATTTAAAAATGCCTTTTAATACTGGTTATTTAGAATCAATGCAAAAAACATCGGCGGGCGAGAAGTACCCCGATACTCTTGTTGAAACACATGAAATCACTGACGGTCTTGTCGTTGGTGTGTTCTGTGAAATCGTTGCTGACAAGCTTGTTAATATCACTGGTGGATCAACTGCTTTTGCGGGTGTTGTACTTAGAGATCAAGCGGGTGTTGCAGATGTAAACCCTGGCACTTATGAAAGTCCTTACACTCACGCTGATATTGCTAAAAAGCATTATGTGACTGTTCAAGCTACTGCGGGATTGACTCCTTCTTATGGTGATGCAATTTACGTTGATCTTACTGGTGGCAACGAAGGTAAAGCGACAACTGTAGTCGGTTCTAATATCGCAACTCCTGCAACTTTCGTAAAGGAAGTTGATGAAGCTAACGATGTTTGGCAAATCTTACTTTAATAAGGAAAATTAAAAATGAATAAAGTAGAAAACTTTTACAACATGGATCGCATGAAAGCTTTTGCTGATGAAGTAAAAAGCATCACAATGAAAGCCTCACAAAAGAGCTTTGGTGATTCAATCTCGGGTTCAGTTCTTGAAAGAACTTTAACGGCTGTAGATCCTACGATCTTTACTAAGAAATATCCTGCGAATACTTATGCGAATATCCTTCCTGTAAGTAATATTGGCGATGCTTACTCTAAGCGTATTCAGTCTCTTCGTGTTCTTGGTCAAGGCGGTTTCTCGTTCTCGGGTGATAACGCATCTAACAAGGGTAAAATTTCAATCAGCGGTGAAGATTCTGACATTCTCGTTTATGAGAAAGAATGTTTCATCGAGTGGAATACTACTCAAGTCGCTCAAGCATCTGCACAAGGCTACTCACTTCAAAATATGCTTATGGCTCAAGTTGATGAGAAGTACAAGCAAGAAGTTGATAACCACATTGCAAACGGCATCAAGGACAATCTTGGTCTATTGAATAACGGTTCTTTTGGAACCACTCCTGTAAACGTTGACTGGACTACAATGGACGGCAAGACTCTTTACGATACAATTGCAAACGGTCTTAATGCACAAGCTGACGCAGTTGGTAACACGGCTGAGTATAAAGCTGACACTGTTACGCTTCCTATTGGCATGCTTAACAAAATGCGCTCAACTGTTTACTCAAGCACAGGCGACAACCCTGCAAGCGTATTGAGTGCATTGCAGTTCAACTTCGCAGGTGTTCAGTTTGTTGAGTCTAAGCACAACACAAACGGCAACGGCGGTAATGATGCTGTAGTTATCTTCAAGGGCGGAATGGAAACAATTGTTTCTCGTATTCCTCAACCGCTTGAAGTTGGCGCAATTATCCAAACTGGCTCATTCTCATGGAAAGCTGATGCTAAGTATCGCATGGCAGGCGTTGAGATCCTTGAGCAAACTGCGGGATGGATTCTCACAGGTCTCTCGGGCAACTAAGACACGCAATAATTGACCCCCTTATATAATGAGGGGGGTCAACATTAAGGAGATAACATGACTACAGAAGAATTATTGGACATTTTCCACGCAGAGCCGACAAGGTTACATGAGGGCGAATTGATTGAACTTGGAAAATCTTTAGGGATCAAGTTAACTAAAAGAATGAAAGAATCTACAATGATTGAAAGAATATCAGAAGCTATTTCGGATCAAGTAGAAGAAGTAGAAGAGAGCGAACTTTTTGAAGATGCAAAAGAAGATAAAAAAGAGATCAAAACTGAAAGCGGTTTACTCGGAACGACTTTTAAAAAGACTATCTCAAATCCGCTGATGATTAAGTATGTTATGATTAAGGATTCAATCACAATTACAGAAAAACACTTAAAGATTGATGACTTTGAAAGAATTTTTAAAAAGCAAGTTGAACTTGGCGTATTAAAACAGGACTAAATAATGTCTTTACTCGATGACTTTAAAACACGTTTTGCAAATGATCCATCTTTGGATTTGGTAGCGATAGAAAATAACTGGCAGGCTTATGACCCTGTTTATATGTGTTATTATTGTTACGAGTACCCAAGTTCAGACACTTGCGTAAATGAAGCTATTTTTCAGCTTATAGCGCATATGTCAATTGTGGAGGGTGACGGCACTAATGGCGGGGGTGTAGCACCAATTAAAGATATAGCATCAAAGTCATGGGCTTCTGAATCCGTTACATATGGCGCAGTTGATAACCAAAGCCCATTCTATAACTATTTCAACAGCACAAAATATGGCCAAAGATTTATGATGATTATAAGACCAAATCAAGGTGCTGTTTTTGTATGACAAAGAAACTAAAGCCCGAAGAGACTGCAAGCTTCATAAGTTCATACTTGCACAACTTAGAAGAGGCTAAAAAGTCCACTTTGAAGGTTGGTATACAGGATAGTGAGATTCACTATTACACAAACGAAGATGGAAGCATTGGAGAGCCAGTGCAGGAAGTAGGAGCACAGCATGAATTTGGAACAGATGAAGTACCTCGCAGGTCTTTTCTTAGAACTCCTTTTTGGGTTAAGCGAACTGATTTAGAAAAGTTTATAGCAAAGCAATTTACAAGAGTTGCCGAAACTGGTTTTGATGCAAAAAGCGCAGTTGAACTAATTGGCGTAAAAGCTCAAGATATAGTTTTTGAAGCTTTCAATACTGGCGGGTTCGGCACTTGGCGAGAGTTAAGCCAAACAACGAAAGACTTAAAAGGAAGTTCAAAGATACTTTTCGACACGGGTGCATTACAGCAATCAATTACTTATAAGGTCTATTAATGGTTAATAATATTTACATGGCGGATGCTTTCACAGATAGAGTTTATCCAGTGGTAGTGCATCGATTGACTACTACAACAGTAGACTTTGAGCCTGTTGTTGTTGACAATCCTGTAACTTTGCAAGTGGCGATACAGATGGCAGAGCCCGAAGATTTAAAGATTGATCAAGTTGATTGGTCTAAGCAATATATATGGGCGTTTTCCCAATCTGAATTAATGATAAATGATGAGGTCGAATATTGCGGTGAGAGGTTCAGAGTAATTAAGCTTTATAATGCAAAATACTATGGTTACTGGAAAGCTATTTGCGAGGAGGTCAAGAAGACATGAGCGATATAGACCCACTTAAAAGGCTCGGTATGTATGCAAGGGATTTGCTAGGAGTAAGCGAAAGTATTATATCATTAGGACGATTGAACAAGTATGATGACCAACAACAAAACGAAATAGTTGTCGATAACCTTTCCCCCGCTAATCAAAAGAGCGTAACAAAGACTTATGACGGGCAAAATGAAGTTATGGGAATTGATACACTTTGGCTAGGTCAATTCACTTTAAATTTTTACGGTGCTGATGCTTACACAAACGCAAGCACTTTTTTAGTTTTAAACAACACAGAAGAAGCTAGAACACTACAGAAGACGCATCAAATATCAGTTTTTAGAACTTCCCAAATAACAAATCTCAAACGGCTTGCAGGAACTAATTATGATTCACGGTATGAAATTACTTTAAATGCAAGCTATAATACAACAATACCAGTTAACCGCCTATGTTTCGAGGAATTGCAACTTGGCGATATTTTAGTAGATAAATAAAAAAGGAAATACAAAATGGCTGACATTAAAAGAATCGTCAATGCTTCTCTTTCCGAAGAAGGGCGGTCAGTAGCAGAGGACAATATGAATGTGGTTTGTATTGTCACAAGTACGCTAGGCGTATTAGATTCTGCAAACAGGTACAAGACGTACACGACTCAAAAAGATGTTGAAACTGATTTTGGCACTACATCAGAAGAAGCTAAGTTTTCAAGTGTTGTTTTTCAGCAAAGCCCAAACCCAATCGACAGAGGTGGTGTTTTGGTTCTTGGGTACTGGAGAGCAGTTGACGAGAATGTAAGTGCTACATCAGCAAAACTAAGAGGCGAACAAAAAACAGAAGCTTCAACAATTCCAGTTACTCAGCAAATTTCAGACGGCTCATTTGACATCACAATTGACGGTGTTGAAGAGAATATTACTGGACTTGATTTAAGAGTTGCAACTGACATGGATGGAATTGCATCAGCAATTGACACGGCTTTAAGTGGTGGAACTTGCGTTTATGAAAATCAATCTTTTGTAATTACGAGTTCAACAACTGGCGTGACCTCAACAATTACTTATGCCACTGATGGAGCTGTAGGAACTTCTATTTCCTCAATATTAGGTCTAGATGTTAATAGTTCATCTGTAATTACTCAAGGCGCAGACGCAAGCGTTTTAAGTGCAGAAACTAAAGTTGAAGCAATGACAGCAATTAAGGGTGTTGTAAATATCAAAGGTTCAACATTTATCGACAGCACCACGGATCAAGAAAGTAAAGATCTTGCTTCATGGGGTGAGTCTAATGAAGTATTGCAATATGATGTTTTTAGCAATCCTACAAACCTTGAAGTTAGTGTTTCAAATCCAGTTTGGGAAATTAAGCTTGCGGGTCAAACTAAATATCGTATGTATTACTCAAGCGCAGGAAATAGGACTTTAGGTGCAGGCGTAATGGCGACAATGCACACTGTTTTATTTAGCGGTACTAATACGGCTATTACAACGCAACTAAAAGAAATTACAGGCGTTGTAGCTGAATTTTATAGCGAACAAGATTTAGATAAAGCTGAGATTGTTGGACTAGATGTTTACACGACATTTAAAAGCACAGTTCCAAAGCTTGTCACAACTGGCGCAAATGGCTTTACTGATGACGAGTATAATATCTTAGCTTACTTAGATTCAGTACGCACAGGCCTTTTCAATGTTCTTGGAACTACTCCAACTAAAATCCCTCAAACAACTCCTGGTCTTAATCAGTTGCTCGATGCAGGTGAAAAGATTTCTCAACGCTATGTAACAGCGGGAGTATTTGCCCCAGGAACATGGAACAGCACAGAAAGATTTGGAGACGTTGACACATTCAATAGAAATATTGAAGAAAAGGGTTTCTATTGGTATTCAATACCTTTATCAGAACAGCCACAAGAAGAAAGGGAAGAAAGAAAAACCCCAGTTCTTCAAAATGCTGTTAAGAACTCGGGGGCTTTCCATACCGCCGATGTAATTATAAGTTGGAATAAATAGGAGATATAAGAGATGTCAACAGTTCAGCTTTTAGCAGATTCAACAACTCTAGTTCTCAATGGTCATTTATTCAATGACTTCATTGACGGGGATTATTTGAATCTTACACCAGTTGCAGAGTTAACAACTCGCAACAGATCAACAAGAGGTCTTAATATACAAAAGCGTTCTGACGCTAATGTGAGAAATTTAGAGTTTACAGTTCCTAAGTATTCAGATGATGATATTTGGTTAAACTCACAATTAAACCAAGAAACACCTGTCGTATTTGAGGGTTCTGCAAAAGAGAATTACACAAAAGACGGTATTGAGATGGTTACAACTTACACTCTTGAGGAGGGATCTTTTACGGTTCAGCCTACGGATCAACGAAACAACGTTGACGGAAATCAAGAAATGGTTTATACAATCCAATTCAATAAGGCAAGACGAGTTTAATATGTCTAAAATCATTAAACAGTGTTTTGATGATGGCTTTGCCGAGATCAACGGGCGTAAGTATGTGTTTTGCAATGTGAATCACAAAACACGCTTGAAGATCTACGGATACGGTCACTCAATAAGCCACTTGCTTTCAAGCGGTGATTTCTCTTTTATGGGTTCAGATGAGTTTTCAAAGATTGAAGACTTGATGTTTTCCAATATGACATATGACAATGATTCATTAATTAAGATTGCAGATAAGCACTTCACTGACTTCGGCGAAGATCATACATTATTAGTCACAACAGCAATAAGGGTATTTTGCTACCCTTTTATGAAAGGGACGAGCTAAAGTTTAATTTTAGGTATAAAAGAGATGGGCGCAAATTTGTAAAACAAAGTAATATCTCCGATTACATGAACGCCTGTCTCTTTCTCGTTAAAAGCGGTATTGGATCGCTGAAAGAGGTGCAAGAATTAGATACAAGTGAGTTCCTAGACTGCTTAGAATACGAGGAGATACAAAACGCCGTTGAGAGGCATTTAATAGAGGAAGCTAGAAATGGCTAACAGTACAGCAAAGTTTTTAAACTGGATTACTCCGCAAAGCTATAAAACGGCAGATAAGCAGTATGTAGGCATTGGTGGCTTTCGTTTGTTTGTTGAATTGCTTGCAGATGCAAATTTTACTGCTACTGCTCCCGATGTTGTTTGCGAAGACTTAACAACGGCTCAAGACTCTATTGTTAATCAGCCTAAGACTTTGACAATAACTGGAGAAGTTGCGGATATTTTCATTGAGAATGAAATTGAAAGCGGTTTTGGAACTGTTCTTGAAACTGTATTAAATGACTTGACCCCCTATATACCTCAAAAAACAATGTCTCAAATTCAGAAGATAGAAGAGTTTGCAAATGATATTGATAACACTATTCAGCGTATTGATAATGCTATTGGAGGTGCTTCTAGTATCATTGACACATTGCAGGGAAGAGAGCCAAGCAAATCAATAAAAGAACAGTTCTTCGATGCTATGGAGAGATATTACGACACTAAGCAACCTATGACAGTTGACTCTCTTTATAGGACTTATGAAAACTATGTCATGACTTCTTTTTCATTCTCAGAAAACAACAATGGCGACCCAAGTGATTTTGTAATTACTCTAAAAGAACTAAGAATAGTTAGCATTGACTTATTTAGAAACGATCAGCTTTTAAATGATGCTGATAAAGCTAAGGTAAATGTGAACACAACTTTAGATGGACAACTTGACAGCGTAACTGACAAAGGAGCAAGTCAAGGCTTACAAGTTCCAAAACTTAAATCTATGGAAATAATCGAAAGGCTTTACGAAGGGAATTAATTATGGCAGTCGTAACGGAATTAGTAACAGAGTTCAAATTTGAAGGTGATACAAAGCCACTAAAAGAAACTGGCGACCAAATGCAAAGAGTTTCCGAAAACTCGGGCATTGCTTCAAAGCGCATGGATAGAGCTGGAAATTCTTTTATGAACATGGGGAACATGGCAAAAGGTGCGCTAGCAGGGTTCACCCTTCTTAGTGCAGGCATTGCCACGGCATCAAAAGAGATGTTAGAGCTAGGAAAAAGATCGGATGAGGTTTTATCCACTGGCATTAATTACTCCGAGCTTAGAGATTTTCAAGATCTTTCAGTTGAATTAGGAGCAAGCGCAGAAGGAGCATCATCCTTATTTAAAAATATAAAAGATGC